CCACCACCTCCAGCAACAACAAGATACTCCACAGTCTGAACAGGATAGTTCAAACCGTTGTACTGGGCTCCTTGAGAACCGCCAGGGAAAGACTGGAATGTCATGGTTTAGGTGATCGCTTCAAACGATACGGCAAATGTGAGATTGTTTGCAGAACTTGACTGCACAGCAACCGACTGATTCTCGGTAATATAAAACGAAGTTGTTTTATCCGAAACAATCACAGATGCATTTGGTGGCACAGTAATGTTATACGCCATGTAAGTCACTACTGTTGCGCTTGCGAAAGTGGGATTGTTGCCAATAGCCACCTGACAAGTTGCGGCAGATGAACTCAAATTAGCAACAACAATTTGGTCAATCTTGTTAACAGTACTGGTGGCAGGTGTTAAGCCTGTCAATGTTGTTGTACCGTTATACGTCCAAGACGTTGTGTTGGTGTTTGCTGATGATGGAATAACATAGCCTGTATTTCCATAAATACTGGTTACGTTAACGATATTAGGATTTGCCATTTAAATTCTCCTAGAAGCCAAAAATGAGGGCCATTGCGATTGCTTTACCTGTTGATATACCTGCTGAAACTGCTGTCCATGTTGGTGGTGATGATCCATTTGATTGTAAGTAATATCCAGATGTACCAGCCGATGTAAATGCATAAGCAGTACCTGTGCCATAAGCTACTGCACCCGCTGTAGGTGTTGCTGTAGCATTAGTGCCACCATATGCAATCGCTACAGGCAAAGTACCTAAAGATGCATTAGCTAATACCGTAACTACACCACTACCATTTTTATAAAAAAGTTTACCGTCGGCATAGTTAATGGCTAATTCACCATTACCTAAATTACTTGATGATGGTACGTTAGTGGTTGTTCCACTATTGTAAAGATATATCGGTGTGTAATTCGTTGCCGCCATGATTTAATCCTTAAAAAGTTCCGCCATTCACGCCATAAGCGGTAGCAGTACCACCGTTTGCTATCGGCAAAATTCCCGTCACTTGAGTTGCCAAATTAATTGTTCCAAGTGTTTGTTTCAAAGCTCCCGATGAATCGGTTGTGCCATCGGTTGACCATGTATCGTTAACATTCAAAGTCACTTTTGCAATTTGTCTTAAAGTGCTATTGTCATTGTAAGAAACAATAATAGTGTTAGCAACCGTATCCAAGTTGGATATGTATATAGTCTTGATCAATCTTCTTGTAGATGACGCGGGAGCGGAAACTACGATCACCGCACTTGTACCATTCAAAGCTCCATCGCTTGAACCTTCGGTAAATGCACTACCCGTGTCGTCAGAATATGCGGTTACATATGTGGGATTTGTTGTCGTAGCCGCGCCCGACATAGCGACTGAAATCGATTTGGTTGTTGCGTCTAAAACTAACATAATCGCCCTTTACCTTGAAATGAACCAAGAATACGCATACGCACTCGATTGGTTAGAAGTTGATGCAATTGTAATTGAGCCACTTGCATTTGTAATGGTTATATTGCTACCAGCAGTCAAAGTAGCTCTGGTAAATCCAGTTCCATTACCAATGTCAATTTGGCCGTTTGCTGGTGTCGTGGTCAATCCAGTACCACCGCTAGAAACACCCAATGTACCAGCCAAAGTGACTGCGCCTGAAGTGGCTGTGCTGGGCGTCAATCCGCTCAAAGACGTCTGGAATGTAGTCACTCCAGTAGCTGGAGGTGCCGACCATGATGCAGTTGTACCGTTTGACGTCAACACATAAGTGTTTGCACCAATAGCAAGCCTTGTGGCGTTATTAGTACCGTTACCAATGATCAAGTCACCCGTAGTGGTGATCGGCGATAGGTTGTTGAATCCAGCAGATGCCGTAGTGGCGTTTGTTCCACCGTTGGCAATTGGCAAAGTCCCCGAAACACCTGTCGTTAAAGGCAATCCTGTGGCGTTTGTCAGAATTCCGCTTGATGGCGTACCCAATGCCCCACCATTGACCACAACAGATCCAGTAGATCCTACAGTGATGGCAAGAGCAGTAGCTACGTTAGTCCCAAGGCCACTAACACCTGTTGAAATGGGCAATCCAGTAGCGTTGGTAAGCGTTCCAGAGCTTGGGGTACCTAGGGCACCACCATTGACTACAAAAGCACCTGCGGAGCCTGTATTCACTGCCAAAGCGGTTGCTACACCAGTACCTAAACCAGTGATTGCTCCAATTGCTGGAGTTATGGTCACGGTCCCAGCCAAAGTCAATTGGCCTTGGGCGTTAACAGTGAATGTCGCTACTTGTGTGGCTGAACCGTAAGATCCAGCAGTCACAGCAGTGTTTGCAATTGAAATTGTGCCTGTGCTAGTAACTGGACCTCCAGTTAAACCTGTTCCAGTGTTAACTTGAGTGACCGTACCGCCGCCCGATGAACTAACCTGCTGGATCACAAAGGCAGTTGTTGCAATTTGTGTTGTGCTGGTATTAAGAGCCGCTGTTGGTGCTGTCGGAGTACCCGTCAATGCAGGACTTTGACTTCTTACAGTGCTACCAGTACCCGTACTTGTATTGACGCCCGTACCGCCGTTAACGACAGACAGAGTACCACCGAGCGTCACCGCCCCAGCAGTTGGGCTTGTAGGAGTTAGTCCTGTGGACCCACCACTGAATGAAGTGACAATCCCTGAACCTGACGAAATAGCATTAGCAACGAAAGCCGTAGTGGCAATTTGTGTTGAGCTATCACCAGACGACGCTGTGGGGGCCACTGGCACACCCGTTAGTGTTGGACTGGCCTGCAAAACCACAGCACCCGTACCAGTTGTAGATGCGCTAGATGCTGAAGTCAAACGACCGTAAGCATCAACCGTCAAAGTCGCTAGACTATAAGATCCAGCCGTGACCGCTGTGGTATTTAATGAAAACGTAGGGTTTCCACCAATTCCACTGGGGTTTGTAACCGTTATTTGACCCGCTGTACCAGACAATGTGGCTTGGCTTACAGTGGTTCCATTAATTGTCAACAGTCCAGTGCCAGAAACGCTAGCAAAATTGGCCAATACGCCCGTTATAGAGAGCGTTGGGTTGCCAGATATACCGTTACCATTACTGATGGCCAAACCGTTGCCTGAAACCGATATAGTCCTGTTTACGACGGTGTTTGCGGCAGTTTTGGCCAGCATACCGTAGCCAACACCCTCAAGCGATGCACTTGTGCCGTTCAAACTGATGGTGTAGCTGGATTGAGCGCCGCCATCGGTGATTCCAAGGCCAGTTCCCACAGCCAAATACCGACTTGCGGCCAAGGGAGCCGTAGTGCCGACAGTGATAAACGTGTAGGTGCTTAGATTGGCGGCGGCTTGAATCTGGCCCGTGGTTGTCTGGACAGTTACGCCATTTTGAACTACGGGCACAGCCTCATTGCCCGTAAGAGCACTGGCTGTTGGTAGCTGGGTGATGGTTATATTTGCCATTTTATTGACCTGGTGAGGGGCTCAAGGTGTCTAGATTACCAGTTCCAGACGGCGTTTGTGTGTTATTTTCAGGTGACAAGTCAACTTGAGCCTCGCCCGTAGTTTGAATTGCGTCTGGCACCACTGCAATGTCCGTATCTGGTCTTGGAAACCTAATGTTAATTCTCTCTGTCTTACGCGCGGCTAGACGATATGGGTCCTTCTCATCAGCACATCCCTCATTACACACCCGCAGGCCAGGGAAGTTTGGATCATTTCGCATCACCGCGTGAGGACGCTTCATTTTACATCGATCGCATATTGCAATCGATATCGTTGCCATCCCACGTGTATCAAGAAAAATTGACATCTTTACCTCGTATAAACGCTGATATTCGGCGCAAAATACTCTGGTGATTTGTCTCTTTCTTCTTGTTCAACGTCGTATAGAAACTTGTCCTGCATTTTCTCAAGATATGCAATTCTTGCCAAGTCCACAGCAGGCAATTCCAAGCTCATTCTGTGAGCTAGCATGAAAATAGTTGCCTCATACCAGCGTTGGGGGATAGCCAACTGGCCTGATAGCGCACCAACGTCTTGAATATAGGCCGAATACCACACGGTCATCTGCACAAACGACGTACTAGGCACTGGCCACAGCGTCAAAGTAGGCTGATTGATGGTGCGATTGAACCAATACTGAAAAGGTTGGTTAGCAGTGAAGTTTTTGTTGGGTAAATTGGTGTAATCGTCACGATTTAGGCGCGACATTTCAATTTCAGTGCTGTTGTTGCCAAAATATAGCTCTCTCAGCGCCAAAGTTGTGCCATTAAACGCTTGGATGCGGTAATAAGCTACATTTGCGCCAGGGTCTATATCCTGCCAAATCCATTGGCCATCAGTCACCGTGACATTTGTGGCCGTGTACAACGTGGTCCAATTGCTACCGTCACTTGAACACTGCAAATAGTAGCTCCACGTGGCCGATCCACTGTTGGCAACGTAAGGCATGATACCAATTGAGCCAATATATTGGGGGTCATTAGTACCATAGATGATTTCAAAGTTGCCGTTGGCGCTGTTTTGCTGGCAATACGTCGAGACATTGTTGTCATAGAGGTTACCAACAACACCACCTGCGCTTGAATAGTAACTGCCCGTGGGCTGTTTCATTTGGCGATATAAGACGTTTAGAGCGTCGTTTGCACCACTAGGCAACGTGTACTCATATTGGTTCGCGTTCAAGCCTACAACAAGCTTTTGAATGGCAAAGTACTGTATTCCTCTGTTCATCATGTTAGACAACAGAAAATACAAATTCTCACGCGCGGCAATTTGCTGTTCAGAGGTGGTCTCTTCAGCCAGTTTTCCACAGCGACGCACAGCGTGATCTATCACCGTCTGCACGGTTACGACTGTTTGACCTGTTGTACCTGAGAATGCCATGTTTTTCCTTTACCACCCAGGGCAATTCCATCGTTTGAGCGATGCTTTAGCCCTCGGTGCGTCACCTGATGCGTGTTTAACTACCCCAGACATCCTTGCACAAAAGGAATCTTTGCGTGATCCACCTTGAGGTTGAGGAGCCTTCAAATGACTCCCAGTCTCACGGTTGTACTTAGCCCTACCTTTGGCTGTCAAGCCTGCTCCACGTTCAACTGAAAGCTTCTCACCCCGTCCTACGGCTAAAGATGGGCCGCCCTCTTTGTACTTAGCCGTTTTAGCTGATTCAACGAAAGCTTCAGCAGTCGGTGCGCCCTTAGAGCCGACCTTACGCATTTTTTCACCAGAGCCATGGGCTATTCTTTCTTGTTTTTTATGGATGTTGGCATAAAGACCGTTCTTCATTACCAGCACCCTTTGTGTTTTGAATTCTCATGATGCGTAGAAACGTGACCTCCATGTGCTTTTTTGGCGTGACGTTTTTCACTGTAGGCAATTGCTAGGGCTTGCTTTCTGGGCTTGCCTGCCGCCAACTCAGTCTTGAGATTTTTAACAAAAGCCTCTTTGGATTTGGATTTAATTAGTGGCATGATTATGTTCCTACTCCAGTTGTTGTGTTATCGGCAGTAATCAAAACACCGCCTACGTTGACCCCAACATAACTTTGTACTGTTGTTGAATCAGTAATTTGCCATTGAATATCAGTTCCAGCAGGATACACAAATGGGAAAGTTCTGATGATTTCATACTTTAAACTGAATGGGCTTGATAGCACAACTCGTTTAATTAAAGTTGCCGATGATGACAATGAGCTTGGATATTGAGCTACGGCCCTCCAAGTATTGTATTCAGCAGAATTACCGTTTAAAGATGAATTACCAGTAAATCGTGTCAAATACAAATTATTGTTCGCAGGAACTGTGTACACCGCCATTTGAGATGTGCCAATACTTACAGTCGCACCGTTATAAGTGGCAGTATTAATTTGCGCGTAAACAGTAGCTCCAGATACTGTTGCTTGATTGTTTAGTGTAATAACACCAGTTGGATTGGCAGGCGATGTCAATGCAACAGAAATGTTATTAATTCTCCAATATGAATTTGTTGTAGCAACTCCTGTTGTGGTTGAGCTACCCAAAGTAACAGTTTCGCTTTGTAAAACGTAATTAGAGTTTAGACCAGTTACTGTAACTAAAGCGCCCGCATCACCTGCGGCCGTACTGGCTAAATACATTACTCCTGCACTTGTTGGAAATGCATAGTTTGTCGTAGGTGAATTTTCCCAAGGTGTAGCATAAACACCTGCGGTTCCACTCATCTGACCATACCCAAAAATGTTAACTTGAGTATGACCCATAATTTGACCACGTGCTACTTGAAGATCAAATGGCTCATATGCACCTGCACGTGTTACTGAAGCAGTAATTCCATTACTCATGATGTATTCCTTAAAGAGTGGGAGCCGTAGCCCCCACCTTATTTAACGCTTGATACTACCACCACGCTTTTTAGGCGGTGCAACCGTGACTGACTTAACAGTCTTAGTCACACTACCCGCTGGAGGGGCACCAAATCCCATGGCATTTTTGATCATTTCAATCGGTTTCATGGCGAAATTACGCATACTTTGATTGTCACGGGTTTCTTGTCTTGCAACAGAATCATATCCACCTCTGGATTCATCCGTAACAGCACTGCCGTTTTCGCCACTAAACTTTTTTACATGACCGCCCTTCTTAAACACACCCGACAACATATTGATGTGGGTGGCCTTTGAAGGTGGCTTACTGGCCTGCAACATTTCCTTTGGTGCACCCATCTTATTGACAGATCCACCAGAAGCGTAATGTTTCTTAGATGAACCACCTCTCTTCATGAGATTCATCTCGGCTTGAGCATCCTTGTCGTATCCGCCAACGGGGGCAATGGATGTATATCCCCCGTCAGCAAACGCTTTTTTTGATGCGTGTCCTCCACGCTTATAGCCACCAGCATTGGACTCTTTGACCTCACCAGTCTTGGTGTTGGTTTTGCCCTTTGGTGTGCCATCAGCAGGACGGTTTTCCCAATTGCCACCTTCGTAGGTATCACGGGTTTCGTACTTGTCAATTGCGCCACCAGCCTTGTGATGGTGTTTGTGATGAGCTTTTCCACCGTGCTTATAGCCGCCAGCATTGCTCATACGCACACCACCTGTACCGTGGGCGCTATCGTGATGTTCACCATCATGCATCTCGGTGTTTTCGTACTTGGTAGCAACGTTTTGTGAAACAGTTCCACCAATAGCGTACTTGCCACCAGCGCACATAGCTTTGTGGTGCTCATGCATCTTCTTGTGATGAATGGAACCACCTTCTTTGTGCATCTTGGCATGGTGTTTAGCCATGTGTTTATGGTGCTCATGTGAGCCCTCAGGATGGCCAGAGATGTGATGAACTTTACCGCCATGCTTGTGGTGTGCGTGACCGCCACGCTTGTAACCACCTGCATTGCCCTCTTTCACCGAACCAGTACCGTGAACGCTATCATGGTGCTCACCATCATGCATTTCGGTTTGGACGTAAGGTTTTTCATCATGTTCAATGGTAGTCTTGGTTTCAAATTCGTCTATGGCCTTGCCTGTAGCGCCGCCTTTAGCCATCTTCTTCATTGAACCACCAGAACACTTGGCCAAATGCTCTTCGCACTTAGCAAGATGATGCATACCACCGCCCTCTTTGCATTTTTGCAATGCGGCGCGAGCTTTAGCAAGATGTTTCATACGTTCTGCGGCTGAACCACCAGCGGCCATGCCTTTATGAGCCAAATGAGCAGGCATATTTTCATGCTTTTTCAATTCAGCTTCAATTTTTGCAAAACGTCTGTTTTCCATTTCTTGTTGATGCTTGGTTTCTATCTCGCCACCTTTGGCCATGTGATGAGCCTTGCCACCCTTCTTCATCATAGGGGCAGGCATTGCGGCCATAGCCTTACGACGAATAGCCATAGCAGGTCGCTTGGGAGCAACACCAGCCATGGGAGGCATAGGACCACGGGGAGTAGCGGCCAAAGCATTCATGATCCCGCCATCCATCATGTGATGCATAGACTTGTGACCGTGCTCTTCTTTGTGCTCATGTTTTTTATGAACATGACCGCCTTTTTTCAGTTTCAAAATAACTGAAGGCTCGTCTGTCATCATTTTGGGCATTTGGCTAAAGCCGCCTGCACCTTTCATTGATTTAGCCATGGTTTATTTCTCCTTAGGCTTGAGTGACACCTAATGCGCCCAAACGGGTAGCATTGGGACCGACAGCGATGCCTGGCAGGGCGATAGTCATGACTAAGCGCTTGATGCCATCAGATGCTGTTGTGGGAGTGAATGTTCCACGAACATCACCTGTAGTTGATGTTGCTGGGTTTGTCATATCAGCGGCAACAAAAGTACCAGCGTTTTGCAACAAGGTATTGTTCCAGCCCACTTTTACAATGTATCCAGCATCAAACACGCGAACAGGTATACCAAGAATATCGGTTGTGCCGATGGTGATGGTTGTCCCTGGGGCGCCTGCAATGGTTGCACCGCTAATTTGATAGAAGGCTTTCTTACCATTAACGCCAGTACTAACTGATGAACTACTTGTGATAGTTTCAGTCATTGCTTGACCATAATAGTCATAGCCACTGATAGTCACTGCGCGAGGAGCGGCACCCAAAGTGAATGTCAAACCTGTGATCGTACCTGCTGTGGTAACTACTGCGGCTCCTGCCGTTGTAGTCAATGTTGCAGTTGTAGCAGTCACAGCCGACAAAATGTAAGTTGTGGGGTTGCTGTAACCAGTGATAGATCCTGTACCACCTGCTGTACCTGTCACAGTCACATATTGACCAGTGAACACGCTAGCGTTAGATGTAAAGGAAATCTGGCCACCAGTACCAGTTGTTGCAACACCTGCCAAGGCAGAACCTGTTGCAGTACCAGTAACAACTTGCAATGCACGTGGTGTATTCAACTGAATCACAGTTGAACCATAAGTGTTGGTAACTGACTTAGCAGATGTACCTGCTGTCAATGTCAATGCACCAGATGCAACGGGTGTTTGTGATGCGGCAATGTTTGCGGCTTGCAATGTTTGAGGAACACAATCCCAAATGTAGACACGGCCAAGAGGACCAACACCCAAATCCATGGGAGCGGGGTCGCCTAGGTATGCATCACCTGAAGATGTGATTGTGATAGAACCTGTAGCGCTTGAAGATGCGCTGAGTGTGTATGTACCAGCACCACCAGTACCGCTAACAAAGGCAGTAATGTAAGAGCCAGCAGTGATACCAGTTCCGCTTACATATTGTCCCAAAGTTAGGATATCACCAGTCAAAAGTGAGGTGATGGTCATTGTGGTACCACTTACTGAACCAGTAAATGTACCTTCGGTTTGCGATAGATCCAAACCCATGTACGTTTGGGCTGGGCCTAGAAATAGGTCATCTGAAAATTGAGGCATTTTGTCTTCTCCTTGAAAAGCTTGACAAGTTTATAAAAAAACGGGGAGAGGTTTTTGGCCTCCCCCCTGTAGGCTTAGACGCCTGCTGTACCGTACATTGCGCGAGGGTCAGTCCAGTTAGGAATGTAACGCTCTGTCGCTTTGTAACGCATTGAGTCAGTCTCGAAGTCACCTTCCATGGTTTTCTCCAAACGACGACGCATCATGAGTTTCATACCCTCAGGAGCATCGGTCTGGACCCACCATGCAGTGGATGAAGTCAAACGTGACAACACTGCCGCGCCTTCGTCCAACAAACCAATAGACTTGACAGGATTCAAGTCGTTGTTTGCTGTACCAGTACGCAATACAGATTTCAACAATACTTCAGCTTGGAAGATGTTGCCTGGGGCGACCACCAATTGGCGGGGCACCAAACGAATCTTCTTACCGTTATTGTCAACAGCTTGGCGAATTTGAATCAACATCTGTTCGAGAGATGTCTGAGACAAGTTAGCAGAAGTTGCCAATTGGTTGCTGAATGTACCGTTCACGATTGGGTGAGCAGTGTTGATCAACGACACGCCGTCACCACCCAAATAAGAACTATTGAAGGCTCTGTTCAAAATGTTTGCACAGAGTGTTTCTTTAGTCTCAATGAGTGATTGAGCGAGATGTCGAGCATACACTTGACCGATACGGATATGGTCGCCGTCTTCAACCAACACTTTCGTCAACGCGAAGGCTAGGCCATACACGTTGTAGATGTAGCGTTGGAGGAAGAGTACACCACCTTGCTGATAGGACACTGGTGTTCCATCAGGCAATTGAGGTGCGGCTCCAAATCCATAAAGGACTGGCTCTTCGTGGTAGTTACGTGGAATACCTTCTTGTTCACGGAAAACACGTGACCATTCGTCTTCGCGGAGGTCATAGACGCCATCAAAACATTCATTAAGAATTGGTTCAACGATCGATCTAAAGTCCGTACTTCGCATTGGTGCGGCCATGATTTACCCCCTTATGCAAATGCTGTCACAGAACCGAAGAACTGAGACTGCGAGTTAACGACACGAACAACAACATAGGCATCACCCCATGCATTGTCCACATATGGGCCAATATCAACGACGCGCATTTGACCTTGTCCAGTGTTACCAACGGCTGTCGATACACCTAAGGTGCACTGTGACAGACCAGTAGTGGTAGAACCGTTTGCCAAGTTAGCGGCTGTGAAGTTGTACTCATTACCAATTGAGGCTTGAGTGATAGTGGCATCGGTTTGAATTTCATAAACGATGTTTTGATCGTTATAGAAATATGCAACGATAGCTGTACCAGCGGTACTGGCAGGCCAATAGTTGCTAACACGACGACGACCTGTTGTATCGGTCCACTCAACACCAGCAAAAGCACCAGACCAAGCACCAGTGGTTGTCACTGCGCCAATGGTTCCAGCACTGCTGTTATAAAGGACTGGCTGTCCTTTTAGGATATTACTGGAATATCCTGATGCGATACCGTTAGCGAGCGCCTGTGCGCGATCCAGACCAGAAGGATGGAACGCAGGACGTAAGCCGAACGGAGCGTTAGTTGCTGACATAACTGACTCCTTGTTAAAAAATTCCGTACCCTAGTTAAAAACGGGATCAGGAACGTTCTTTCTGCTTAACTGCTTTAGCCCGTCGCCCTCAACTTCAGCCAGATTTCTACCTGAACTGTCTTGTCCACCTTGAAGTTGCTCAACTTGAACGCGGATCTTGTCCGATTCGTCATTGGGCATATCATGGTGCACTTGCAACATATAGTCTTGATAAACATCCATTGGGATCTTAAACAAGAGCATTTCATTGCAAGCAACAAAACCAACGTGCTCTCCAGCTTTTACGCGAAAATTCTCGAATCCAGGCATTTCTTCCGCTTTTACAGGAACATACCCCAGTCGCATCCGCTTATCGATACTGTCGTAGCTATTGGTAGTTGATAACCAACAGAGATGCCACCCAGGCACTGTTGGGACTTTTGGCAAAGCACTCTGTGTCCATTCTTCGCTCCACATCCGACGACGTTCCTGCGATGTCATGAACTTTTCCTCAGGCGGTTTTCTTGAGTCGTCCTCTTGAGCACGATTGTCGCGTCCACCAGCGTTGAGGGATTTTTTTAAACGTGATTCCATTTGCTTGTTCCTTAGGTTATGTGTTACGTGACTCTTGCGCGTAGCGAGCTATCATCTTCGCTCTCTTTTTGGGGTCATCCCAAAAACCTGCATCTTTCATTGCCCGAACCTTTTCAGGGTCCAAAACAAATGAGGTGCGTGAGCTAGGTGCGTTTTCTCGCCCAGTACTGGTAACCACACTCCTTGGTCGTTTAGCAGACGGTTTTACGTCCATGTTGTCATTGTACCTATGACTAATACGTTTTGACAAGCGATTGTCAAGTTCGTCCCAATACTCGGGTTCGTTGGGGTTCCAGCCCTCTCGAACCAAGTCTTCGTCGATCACTTTTGCAATCCTGCTGTCAGTGTCCGATCCGTTAGGATTAAACCAGCTATTACGCTCCATCCAGTCGTTGGCGTTCTTTTGTAGCCTTGGGTCTGGAATAGATGACGTTTGTTGGGGTTTGATCTGGGCGTCTTTGAACCCCTTGAGGTCCCGAATAGACGTCCTTGTCTCGTCCCACAGTTCTTGCGCTTTGTTGAAAGCGTCACCGTCTTGGGCCTGCATGGCCTCGGACATCTTCATCTTGGCGTATTCAAGTCGGAGTTGTTGGTCTTCAATAGCCTTGTCTATACGGGCTAAATCGGCGCTGTGGGTCTTTTTTTCGACCACGGCAAGCCTAGACATTAACTCTTCGTTTTGGCGTCTCAAAAGGGTCAATTGGACCTCTTTCTCTGACTTGGTGGCCTTGGCCAGATCTTTCTTGTGGCGGCGCTTTTGTTGGCGAATACGTCTTAGTTCGTCAGTTTCGTCATCAGGCGCGTTAGCGTCACTGTCTGGATCGTCATGGTCTTGATCTTCATCGATCGGGGCCATGTGTTCTGGCAGTTCAACTACGGCTGAACCGTCCAATTCTTCTTTGACCGTTATTTCAGGGTCTTTGTTTTCAGTTTCGGTACTCATAGATAGGCTCTCATTTTGAGGGGATCACCCGTCACTTTGGCAATGACTTCGTGGTCGTTAAGGATCATGAACAGAGCTTTTTCCTCAAGTTCATCTTCGTTTGGGACTGGAATTTCCCAGCGGTCGCCACCCCATTTGGGTACGCGAACGTAGTCACCGACTTGGCACCATGAACCTTCAGGCCAAGGGGCCATCGTGTCTCTGTTTTTAAATGCCAAAGGCCCAATCATGATGACTTTGGCCACCATGTTTTGCCACTTCTCGGTCTCTTTAGTTTCCTCAACCAGTATGATCCCACCCTCGGTAGTCTTCTTCTTAGTACGGCGTAACTGAACTAAAATTCTTGCACCTAGAGGACTTGCTTCGGGATCTACAATTGGGAATGACCAATTTATCTCAGCTTCGTTAAAAGCTACCGTGCTATCGCTCATTGTCGTTTTCCTGTTCGTCGTTTAATAACTTGTTAATGGCATCCAAAACTTCTTGGTGCCCCAAATAAATACCCACCATGCGCTGGTACGATTCCCATGTCGAAGCGTTTCCACACCCCAGAGAAAAAGCTATTTCAGCTTGTCGTGCCTTTATGACGCTGATGACTTGTGATACAGAGATCATTTTTGTTTTTTATGTACTACGTGGGCTAGACCCCCTTGTTTTTTAGGTGCAGAACCACCTTTGGGTTGATAGGATGTACCGTCCAGCTTTTCGCCTTGGGCAATACGCTTGTGCTGTGGAACGTCCACAGACTTTTGCTCGTTATCACTAGCCATTTTGGCCTCCTAAGTTTGACTGGCCTTGATTAGCAAAGTCCAGTGCAGTTTTCACCTGCTCATGGTGCAATTTGTTCGCGTCATGCGACAATTTTGCAGATTCGATTTGCTCTTTAGTCATGTTATCTTCAGAATTCATGGCTATTTCGAGTTGTTGTTGCTGTTGAATGACTGATTGCTCATTGGCCAACTTGGCTTGTTCAAGTTGTTGCTCGTTTTGGAGTTTGGCTTGGGCCAATTGGACATCAGCTTGATCACGTTGTGCGCGGCGCTTAGTCTCAGCCATGGCAGTTTGCATCAATACTTGTGCATCAGGACCCATTGGAGGTGCGGCCTGCTGTTTCAACTGTTGGACTTGTTGCATCATCTGGCTAAAGATGGGCATAACTTGGGCAAACGTCTCTTTTGAGTCTAACTGTACGTGTTGTGATGCCAACGCATAGAGTCTATCGGCCTTGGGTGTGACCTTAGGATCTTCGTAATTAATGGCGTTATCGTGTAGCGCCTTATTCACGTACTCATCCATGCGTTGTTGGTACCACATACCGAAGTGTTCTTGGATGTGATCGACCATTGGCTGGAGTAATGCAGGCATGATCAATGGGTTTGCACCCCCAAACACTGGGTTTTGATAGAAGTCTAGGTGTCCTTGTATGTGTGCTAGCTGGTCCTGCTCGCTATATGCCTTTGCTGGCTGGCCAGTCATCATCAATACATTCTCTTGAGCCACATCAATCATGTCCTCATCGGGTTCCATGATCATCAATTCATTGATCTGAGGCACCTTCATCTGCTTTAAGAACCGCTCAATCACCTTTTTACGGTTAAAGATGTCAGGATTCGTCTGCATAATGGCCATCACCGCTTGGGTTTGGGCCATCCGCTGGGTCTCAGAGAAGATGTGTGGGTCAGAAACAGGGATAACGTCAGTGTTGCGCTTAAAGTCCTCAGGGTAAATCTCTAGGTCGGCAACCAATTCACCCTTGCGTTGCTCGCTCAAGTACCAACGATTGAGGCGGCCAAGTACTTTAAGGACCCGTGCTTGGCTCTCATGCAACCTAGCGTGAATGGCTGAGTACACGTGAGCGCCTTGCTCGATTAGAGCTTGCGTTGTACCGACTGGCATATTGCTATTGACGTCGGCAATTTTCTCCTCTGCGGTCGTTACAACCCCCTTGGCGGCCGTGTCTAGCCAACCCATCAACTCCATCAGCACGGGGCTGGGTGGATTAAAGGGCATGGGCATGGCAATCTTGCGGACGTCATCAACGCCTGGGGCTCCCTCAATTTCAGCTACTTGCGTGACTTCAACTTGTTGAGTCTGGCCAGACATCCTCGCGCCCTTGAGCTTGAGCATAGTGGCCGTGTTGTTGATATGGGCAGAGTCGAGTAGCGCACGTAGTGAACCCGTGAGGGCGGCGGCAAGTCCACCAATGAGATGAGGGAGACCAATCGCATATGCACCTCGCCATGGTATGAATTTAAATTCAATCAGCCAATCCAGCTTGGTCATGGTGTCGTCGCCTTCTTCCCAGTTACGGTAGAGGCCAACCACCTTACGGTCAAGTTGATCAATCATCATGATGTACGGTGCCGACTCACCCTTGGACCGCTTGTCCTCTTCAAAGTTTAGCCATGTATAAACGTGAAATACATCACGCACACCGTCATCATTGTCTTGGAACTTCTTACCCTCAATCTTGATGTTGGCCTTTTCGGCATAGCTCATCTCTGGCTCGGCAGTAGCGCGAATCAAGTTGATGTCACGATACAAACCAGAGCGAACGCGGTTTTGGAATTCCCACGCGCTGATGGTGTTAACTTCGGTTACACGTTGAGTGGTATAGAAGTTGCTAGCAGAATAAGGCAAATAGATGTTGTCAATAGGAACGAACTCAGCGCAAGGGCGCTTTTTGTTTTCGTCGTACCACATCTTGAGGTATTGCGAGCCACCTAGGGGCAACTGGGTCAGCAACTGCTCTTGCTCGTCTCTGAATTCTTCGATTTGCTCGGTCAACTGCCAGTTCATGTAGTCGCGCTTACGCTCGGCTATCTCAACCTTGTCTTTGTCCACATCACCTAAAATCTTGGTGCGTGTTGGACCGTCAGGCGGGAACATCTCTTTGATGGCGCGTGAGGCAAAGTCAACGCAAGCCTCGGCCAGTACTGGGTGGACTACTTTAGAGGCGCCTAAGAAGTTAGCCCCACCAGGGGCATCATTGCCGAGACCCGTCCGCTTTAAACCCTCTTCATACTTCTTATCGCGCTCTTCACGGCTCTCTTTGTCATTCTTGATCAAGTCAAGGTAATGTATAGCAGTGCGCTCAAGTTCATATGGGTCAAAGACTTCGGCGAGGTTTTGATAGAAGTCTTCATCTTCGAGTGGTCCCTCAAAGTCCTCCATTGAGACAAGGGCAGATCCGTCCTCCATCTCGGTGACTGTGGCATCCAAAGGCAAGTCATCGATTTCTTCATCGGGGCCTCCACCCTTCAAACCAGATATAAATCGATTGTAGTCTTGGTCAACGGGCATTTGTGTAGCCATGATTAATTACCTTTAAACTTTCGGTTTTGTATGTCCATCCACATACTGTCGGGATTCTTTGTGATGTGCACAGCGCCCCCTTTTTTGTATTTAAACTCACCAGCTTTAGACAAGTTGCGAGCGTTCTTGGCCAGCACCAATGGTCCAATCTGGAGTATTTCATCAGCATGGGTCACAGGCTCGCCAGTCTTTCGGTCATAGAAATAGCTATGACGCTCTGGGTCCATGCCGACTTGAGACCACTCAGGATCGTTCAAGTAGTCCTTGGCCTCAACGTGCGCTTGCTTTTCAGTCGTTGGTTTCCACTTGCCCTCCATGGTGGCCAGCGTACTCTTCTCGGCACCTTGAGCAATCTTTAAGGCGCCTTGAGGGTGAACCATAAACTGGACGTCAGTGGCTTTAGCAACGGGCTCATAGCCAATTCTAGGGCCTGCGCCAGCGTACACCTTCTTGCCCGTCTGGGCCTTGTGTACTGTGACGACCCACGTGTTAGCGTCTTTATAGGATGGAATGTCCAACCTAATGCCAACTGGGTCGCCCTCTTTCAGAGTCTTTGAGGGAACGCCGAAGTATTCGGATTTGTTGGGAGTCCCTGGCTTTTCACGATTAGTTTTCTTCAGCGCGTCAATGATTTGCTGTTTAGTAGCAGGCGCTGGGGCTGATTGATAGGGCTGGATTGGCTTGTACTTGTTCACCAAGTCTTGGTACTCTTCAAGACTCAGGTTGCCTTCAGCAAGCTTTTGCGCGGCCTCGGTTAGCTGTGGTACGCGCTTTAAGACGTCCTTATGCGCCATGTTGACCCGATCGATAGCGGATTCAGATGGCTGGCTGAACTGTCGTGCGGCCTCACGGTCGGCAACAGTCAACCCAAGATTCTTTAGCTCATTGTCAGTGAGGTTTGCTATGCTTTTGATTACATCCCTAGGCTTGGATGTGAGAGATGATCCAACACCAGTTCCTTGATCCCCTCTAACTCCGCTTTCGTTGGGTAAGGCGCCCTCCCCAGCCTCTGCTCCAGCAGAACCGCCAAATTTTTTAACGAAGTTCTCGGCATTTTCGCTAGCTCTTCCTTCGAGCAAACCGTCAAGGCCGCCTTCGAGATATCGTCTAATGATATTTTGTCGTTGTGCATCTGTACCCTTCCATTTCATTATGACCAAAGGTGGATAACCGTGGACGTCAGGATCGTATCCTTTTGTACTGTCCTTCCAGTATTTTACCGCATCCTTTAACTTTGTGTTAGTGTAATATTGTGGATCAAAGGGAACTTCACCTACTTTTTGAAAACCAAATGCTTCATAAAGTGTTGGCAAAAAACCATTAGGATATTTATCGTTCTTGACAGCAAACGCATCAAGCACAGTGGCACCGTTCTCTAGTGCCTTCAGTACAACGGCTGGACCAGCAATACCCTTGGCGCCTTGTTCGTTATTGATGACTGACGACAGCTTGACTTCGTTCTTGCCAATCTCGGGGATGTCAATACCATAGTCGCTGGCGTAGGCTGGATCACCCTTGAGTAGTGAGAAGAAGATTTGGCCGTCATCACCCAATTGGAACAACTGCATCTCTCCAGACTTGACCTTTTGCTTGACCTCTTCTGGGGTGTACTCATTCAATACAGACTTGGCTGGCGAGTTGTGTATAGCGTCAATGAACTCTTGCTGTGATATGCCGCCCTTGTTTTTGGCAACATCAGACGTCTTCCAGTTGGCTCTTGCTAGGTCAGCGGACAATCGTGCTTGCCTTGGACTCTCGATGTTTGCCTGCTCTAGCGGTCCGATCCTGTCCACCAAGTCTTGGGTAACATTGACAATAGGCTTGGCCAGATCAAATGCCCGTCGTGTATTGGGTTTGAACTCGAAGTCTTCTTCTTTCGGTAAAGGTGTGCCTTCTTTTTGTGCCTCCTCAACGGCGGCGTCAAATGCCCGTTTCTTAGCCGTGTTGCTGGCGTTCTCTAACCAGTCTTGCCATAGCAACTCATAGTTGACTGGCGTCTTGAGGCGTCCAATAACTTTGCCACGCTTGCCGTACGGGAAGTCAAAGTGAGGTTGGGTTCCCTCTTCGCCCAGTTTAATCATGGGCGCGTTGTCTTCCATCTTGAGAATCAATGCACCGTCACCCCAGCGGTTGCCAGCCAAAGACTTCTCACGGGTTTCGTCAAGAATACGCTGGAATGATGGCACACCTAAGTCTTGAGCCTTCTTGCTAGACAAGATGTCCATCAGTCTGGCACGGGCCTCAAAGCTAATGCTCTGCAAGTATTCGTCTAATTTCTTCGGGTCCTCAACGCCAGGAAAGTTACTTATGTGCTCCGCAATCTTAGGGTCTTTGGTCTGGGACTCTTTGACCAAGTTGTTCAACAGTTCGGCATTCTCATGCGGAATGCGCTTGTCTTTGGCGTAAGCCTCTAGCGTACTAAAAAACGCATTGTTGACCGTGGTGTTGGACTTGTGCATATCCGCATCGCCCAGCACGACCATCATGTGATCTGCACCTGACTCGGCCTTGGACTCCTTTTGGGATATGACGCCCTTGCCTCGATCAGCCCAGCCGATGCCAGCTTGAACGTTGCTCTTACGCAATGGGAAGAACGGCCCACCAAGTAAAGGTATGGCGGCCTCTAATTCTGATGAGTCCACACCCTTATACAATGCGGCGGCCGCTGTTCTGTCGGCAATGGTCGGGTAGATGTTCATCCCCACCAAGTCTTGCATTGTCAACTCTGGTATGTCTTCATGGTTAATTAGCTCATCAATGTGCGCTACGTCTTTGACATCATGACCAACAGCTTTGAGGTCGTTCTTTAGTTGGCCAGCTTGTTCTTGGTAGGCTTGGTGGTCTGGATGCGCCTCTGGGTCAACAACAGGCACCTCTTCGGCTTTAGGCTTGCGTGTACGCTTGGGCTTGACTTGGATCTGTTCCTCTGGCCTGATAGCCTCGGCAATGTTATCCACAGCTTTAGTGGCCAGTCCAACCGATGGTGGGTTTGCCCTTAGGTAGTCACCAGCCATCTGCTTGAACGGTGCAGTCACTTCGCCGACATTGTGAGCAAAGGTAAGGTCGCCAATAACTGGGGGCAAGTGAGCGGCTTCAAAAGCACTGCCAATGTCACCCATATACTCTTGGCCATATTTGCTGTCGGGCTGATAGCTAGGGTTATTCTGTAGGTACTCTTCAGCGTACTTGGCACCCAATGGTGCAGGAGGCTGGCCAGTTCTGATGGCCTCGGGGATACTTCTAGCAATACCGTAAGCCCCAGCAATCAGGGGATTGACCATGCCTGTGGCTGTTCCTAAAGCCGCTTGAACTGCTCCCAATGTCTTAGGGTCGGCTACCGTATCGGACGTTCTTTGGGCGGCGTTAGCACGGGCCAGCGCCCCTTGACGCTGAATGTTCGGGTTGCCGAAGAACGGCTGGGACAAGTCATCAGGGGTTAGTTGATCAGCCATTCTGACCTCTCAGGGTTGAAATGGCTAGATTATGCCCTCGAATCATTGACTGGTCTACTTTACTGAGCATAGGGGTTGCCCTTTTGCTTGACCATGCCTGCATCAATCAAGTCGTCTTCGTCATACGCCTCTGGAGCAGGTCCATCAATGTCCAGCCATCCAGAGTCCCGCAGGTAGCGCAGTGCTTGAGTCATGGCGTCCACATAGTCGTCATGGGCTGACTCAGGGAACGAACACACTTGGCTGACCATTCCCTCGGCCCAGTCTTTGACATAGCCCTTGTTCTTACTGCTCTCGGGTATCCAAACACGCCCATGAGCAATGATGTTGGACACAATGTTCAAACGTTGGGTCTTATCGGCGTTGCCAGGGTTATACGCCCTCACAGGCAAGTGCGCCCTCTGTAAGTCTTGAATGAGCGATATGCCAGCCGCCTTGTTCTCCACCAGAATCAAGTCTATGCGCTTTTTGTCCTTGCCTTCACCATAGACTACCTCGAACTCCTCTTTGACCTTAGGACGCAGATCTGGGTACTGTAAGCGGTCTTGCCAACAGTCAATTACCATCACGCTCATTGGGCCGTCTGTTGGCTTAAAGCAACCGAACACAATATTCGCTGTGGCATCATTGACAGTCTTGTCTGTAAAAGCGACGTCATAAGAACTGAGAATGTACTCAAACTTAGGGAACGCCTTGCGGTCGGGCCAGAGTCTAAACATCGAGCGCTTGATGATGCCAGTGTCCTCAGGATCAAGAATCTCGGCATAGATCTCTTGGCGGCCGAGCTTGGTCCCCTCATACTGCAAGATCTGCTTTTGAAAGCTTGGAGCAAGGTTAGCAATGTTGTCGTACGTGGATGCCGTCGTGACCACTACGTCGTCTCCATTGCGGCCTACAAGGTCAACAATGAGGTCCTTGGGTCGCGGGGTGGTGGTCGCTATGATCTTGGTCTTCTGACCTAGTCGGACGCCGAATTGGATCTGGTCCCACGCCTCTTGGATGTAGTCCCACGCGGCCAACTCATCTAGCCATGCCCCATGGAACTGTGGACCCCTAAACCGATCTGGCTCGGACGCTGGGATGCCAATGATCAATGAGCCGTTCTTCAACGTGATCTGGCCAATAGACTTGTTGTAATCGGAAATCAAAATATCAGGGATAACACTAAGTAGTCCAGAGTCACCCTCAAAGCAGGTCCCTCGGACGTCAGCGCTTGTTGGAGCGGCCACCAGCCAGCGGGTCTTAGTTTGGGTCCATGCCCACCAACCAATCGTCTCAGCGGCCATCCTAGTCTTACCTGCGCCACGGCCAGCAAGGACCAATTGAATCGTGTACCAGTCGCCTGCTGGCTCGATCTGATGGTTGTGAGCGGTCGCTAACCAATTCATGCGCCACTGAAAGGCGGCCAGATCTTCAGGGGACAGTTTAGCTAAGTGGCCCTGCAACTCAGGGTTTTCGAGGTGTTCTTTGATTTCGTCAAGTAGTTCAAGTTGCATTTTGCAATTGACGTTTCATCTCGACGTTCTTAATTAGGGAAGTCACCACTTCCTTAGCCACAACGTCTACTACAAGGGGGTTATTCGCGTCTCCAGTGTGTTTGAGAACGTCACCGTACTTGGTAGCCTTCAGTTTGGATGCAACCCATTTACGGGCGTCTATTCTGTTCTTCTGCCACTGGACATACGCCGAATCAATCCGAATGTTGCCGTCTCTGTCGGTGATCTGATATGGGGTTTGGTCAGCAATATCAACGATTTCGTCAGCATGGGTCTCGGCTTGGTCTTCCCGAGCGCGAGCGTATTGGTCACAGAAATCTGGCTTTTCCAACAACCAACGATAAATCGTAGCCCTCTCAGGCATCTCATTGTCTAGTACTATTTTTCTGAGGCTCTCTCCTTCTGCTATACGTAAACAGATGACTTGAGCTAGGTTATCAGAGTATTTTGTTGGGCGGCCCAGCTTTTTGGGCGGCGCGGCTTGTTGTGTGTTGTCAGGCATTCCCTTATCCTTAAAAGTCCTATGCACTGTCTTTAGTTTAAGTCTTGTTTGTTATCCCTGCAAGACTCTGCGGTTTAGGCGGTCAATATTGGCCTTTTGGGCGTCGATTGTCTCTAATGCAGTGACCAGCTTGTTCTCTAAGTATTTAATGCGGCTTTGCGCGTATTCGACCCAATTCATCCATTCGTGGTCTTGGACCTCGGCTAAAGTGGGTGCTTTGGTTGTACGCGCGTCTACTATGCTTTGCTTGGGTCTAAGTACTGTCTTGCGTTCTTTTGGTGGGTTCGGCGTCTTTGCTGTTTTTGCCTTCGTCGCAGTTGTCTTTGCCTTGGCAGTCGTGAGCTTTTGTGTCATCTTTTGTACTCCAGATTGTACCACATTGGGTGCATTTGTAAATAAAACCAATTACAACTTCAAGCCTTCGATTGCGTACTTCTCCCCTCAGTTTGGGGTTGTACGTCTTGATTTCTTCAATCATTTACTCTTGGTTAATTAATTTTTGGTTATTGTACATTATCCGCAAGTACAACCGTTTTCACAAGCATAAAAAGTGCAATCCCCACACCCATGCACTTTGATGGGTATAAGGTGGTCGTTTGGGAACTTTGGTCTATCAGGGTCCATGGCGTACATGAAACCCTTAATGAACCAACTCTCCTCCAACGAAGTACAACCCATGAAAATCTGCTTGTTGTATTCGTTAAAAGCGTTTTTGGCCTCAAGATCCATAGTCTATACCCTCAGGCAATGTGCCTAGGAGCTCTTTAGCGGGCTTTAGGCGGCCGTTTTCTTCTACTTGGTACCCAAGGTAGGCCAGCAGGCCAGAAACGTCTGTACCAGTCTTTAATCCATATGTCTGGATTGAGACTGCTGAAAAATCTTCACCCATTGAAAATGCGTCTGCGTAGTCCATTTGTATTACTCCTTAATAATATTCGTTTGAGGATTCTTTGATGTCAGCGATTCTTGATTCAATTTTGTCAATGTAAAGGTCGTATTCATACTGAGTCATTTCGTCAGTTATGTCAGTACCGTCTTCGTCAAATGCAAAAATTTCAAGGTTGTATCCCTTGTCTTCGCAGTTGTCTAAAAAGTTGTAAGCCACGATTGTTGAAAAAACAACAATGTGATCATAGAAATTTTGAGAATTAAATTTTTCCAAGATTTTCTCCTAAAGGGGGGCGTACCCCCCATTTTGATTACCAGCCAAACTTCTCAGCACAGATAGGACCAATACCCCTTGCAACGCTCTCAGAATCGGTCAGAGTGCGATTGCAAACTGCACAAGCACCAAACATCTTGCCGTAAGCAACAGCGCTGTCATGGGGCGCTTGAGCGACTTTGACGATTTCTGCTTTGGTGTCTTCGTCAGTGTAGGCAAACAACTTGCCGTTCATGATTTTGCCAAGGTACTCGCCTTCTTTTTTGACATAGACGGCTCCAGCGTTTTTACCGTGGGCAGGTGCTGGACTGAATACGAAGGCGCCTAAGCGCAATTTGGGGAACTTGAGGCCAGTGGCCTTAGCGTTGTTAAATGCGACCTCTACGGCCTCAATAGACACCTCTGGAGCGGGTGCCTTGGTTTGTGCGGCCTGAGTAGCGAGCCGCTGTGCTGTCTCAAACTGCCGTGGAGTCAATGAGCCATAACGCTCGATTGATTGCAAGAGTGACTGAGCAAAAGAAAATGTGGGGGCGCTAGCCTGTAACCACTCTACGATTGACTCTGTGGGTTGTACAAAAGTTGTTGTCATTTCTAAGTCCTTTTCAAATAACCTGCTTATTGCAGTGATTGCATCTTAACTCAAAATTAATGTCCTTGTCAACAAGGGGGTTATTAGCCCCCGTTGTGTTTAAGCGACTACCAAGTCCTCCACATCAATGACGTTGGACTTTAGCTTGGCCATGCCGTCAGCGAGACTCCACAACGCACGGTTGAGTTTGACGTTCTCATTGACGCCTTGCACTCCTCTGGTGTGCATTCTTCTGCCAGTGGCTGTCTTGCCTAATACACCACCCTTGATGATGTTCTCTTGAACACGGTTAAACGTGGTCCAGAGGTCAGACTGTACGTCTTCATAGCGATTGGCTTGGAGAACGCGCTCTGCTGTCACTGGGGGCTTGTCATCCCAGCGTAGGGACAATGCAGTGTTGGCAAACAACTCTTGCTCTTGTCTGTCCAATGTAATGCTCTTGAATTCATCAATACTGTTGCTAATTTGCTTGACGTTTTCCAATACCTTGAACGAACCCTCAATTACGTCTTGAACCACTCTGCCGCTGTGGCGTACACGTACGTCAGACTGAATGTCGCCAGCAATCAAACCGTTAGAGCACACAAAACGGAAAAATCCTGCGAGCAATTGGTAAGAACTTGTACCGTCGTGGCTGTTGATCAACACCAACTCAGGCACCTCGCCTTGTGAGGCAATTGCATCAGGGTGACGCATACGCACCATGTGCTTAGTGAACTCGCGCTTTGCCAAGTCGCGGCACTTAGTTTGGCGAACTTCAAAGGGCTCAAACCCCTCAAGACGCAACCCGTCAATAACATCAAGCGTGGGAATAAACGTGTATTTTTGGCCACGTGACTCATGAGCCTCACTGGCCAACACGCTGGGAGCGTAGCGAGCAATCATATCGTTGCTCAATGCAGACTGTGAGCGGAAAGAAAACTGATTGGATGAAGTTGAAAAACGGTACATGATGATTTCCTTTAAAGTTGTTTCAAATAAACTTGCTCTCTGCAAGTGCCTCTATCTTAACTGAAAGTTAATAACCTACGCAAGTGTGTGGTTAATAACGATTGATTTTATTTGTTGAAGTGTTGTTTGTTTGTCAACATACGCCTTAGCAAACATTTCATCTGGCAGGCTTTTATCGTAGGAGTTGATAACGTCCAACATATTGGCTTTGCTCTTGACGACTAATGCAGGATCAATTGGGTAGTCGCTCAGTGCAAGGGTGTCTTGGCATGACTCATCAAACAGGCATATGGTCCCGCTGTTCAGCGACTCATAAAAGCGATTGGCCAAGTAGTTGTACGCTGTATGCGTTTTCTGATCTTCGATGTACAGAGAAAATCCATATTTTGCTAGGTCACCCCTTTGGATATTTAATCTATTGATGTAGTCTGGCTGTACACCAAGTGCATCAAACTTAATTCTGTTTTTTAAGTGCGTTGATACAGTCATACCATCAAAATACTTTTTGAAGTATTCTTTGCGGTCGTCTCTGTATGACCCATAGTAAATGCAGTTGTGGTCGCCTTGATTTACGTGCGAGTAGTTACCGTAGACAAGTGAGTTGAGATTCATGAGAATCCAATCGTCCACATATTTCATGACGACCTTGCTGACTCGGTGTGGGTGGTTGGCCAGTACAGTGTACTTGCGACCTGCTTTTGCGGCCATCCAGAGGGTCCTAGGTTCGCCTAAATTGTATTCGTTGGTGACATAGTACAGCTTGGCATTTGGGTTTTGTTCTAACCACGCATAGTCAGTGTAGGCGTAATGACTGGCATGGACAAAAACGATAGCATCATATCCACCACGCACATAGTCATTGACGTTAGGGTAAGACCAGATCAAGTCAGCACCAAGTGCATCAGCAATCATACGTGCGTTTTGCCAATGTAAATTTTCCACTGGACCGTCGTGACTAGCCTTGTGGCTGTCAATGACCAGAATGCGGCCAGTAAATTTCTTCACTGGCTCCATGTCGTTAAATAAATTAAGTTGTTGATTCATGTTGAGCCAACACTGCCTGCAAGCCTGCCAACAACTGCTCTGCCTCAACCTTGGTCAAAGTCACATTAAAAGAACCGTGACTAGCTTGTAGGCCCATCCAGACATCAGTGTCCTCCCACTCTGACACTGATACTCTAACGCCATCTTCGGTACGAATAATTGTTTCGATTTGTGTTTTCATGATTGTTCCTTTGAGCCCCCGAAGGGGCGTTTGGTTTAACGTGATGTAACTTTGACTGAGAATTGTGTGGTGACTTTGGTGTATTCCAGATATTTAGTTTCACCAAATTCGGCAACAAATTTTTCTTTGTCAAAAAGAGTTTTGTTGCAACCAATATACGTTGCACTGAACAAATTGCCTTCTACAAACTGGACTTCTTTGCCTTTAACAATTTTTTTGTCTAGCAAACCAAGTGAACCTTTGTCTTTAATGCTGTCTTTAATTGCTTCAGCTTGCTTTGTTAGCTCGGCAATGCGAGCAAGTAACTCGCCCAACGTGTCTACGGGGGAGAGGGTAATATCGTTTGCATTCATGATGTTTTCCTTTGTTTCAAATAACCTGCTCTGTTGCAGTGATATGAATCTTAACAGAAAGTTAATGCCTGTCAAACGACTATTTATATTGCCCTTCTAATCTGAGGGGTTATTCAACAATTTTGCAACATCATTGGCTAGGTCGTCTTCTGTGAAACCCCAGTGCTTTGGAAATCCTTTGGTGCCTAGGCCGTGGACACCCGTATTTCCTCTGTGGTGCTCAGGACAGAGTGGCAATACATAAATGTTTTTTGACCGTCCCCAACCTTCAGCTTTGCGTCTGGGGTGATGCAGTTCAGCAGGTGTACCCTCATACCCCATGCGTTTACAGACTACACACCCGAGTTCAGCCACCGAATTCATGTATTGTTTTTCTGCCTTAGTCGTCATACTACGGCCTTATCGAACGCCCTATTGCTGGCCTCTTGAGAGCGCCATACGTCGATTCTTGCTTGTGCCGCTACCAGTTGCCACCTCAGTTGTTCCTCTAGCTGTATGGACTCTTTAATGGCCGTCAAATGGGCTTTGTATCGGGGATTGCTGTACGCCTCACGTTCTTGGGCATTCACAGCCTCATAGCCTGCCTCAAGCGCTTCTTTGCACAATTCTGCCTTCAAAGTCTTTCGATATTCTTCCAAGTAAAAACGATTGGCTTTTGCCTGAGCAAAAACAACTGCATGACTGTACATAAAATCTACAGCCGCATTTGGATCAATTAATTTTTCAGTCATGCGTTTTTCTCCTTCAACAACTGCTCTGCTTGCAATACGGTGTGTTTGATGATTGCTTGCATAGTTTCACCACCGTGTGGCCATGCTATGTTGTGAATTTCCTCATCAGTTAATCCCGCCCATTGTTTTTGTTTAGTAAAATTTATTAGTGGTTGTGTTTCAAGTTCAATGCGTCTTTCAATACGTTTAAATTCTTCATCTTCTTCAATCATGTGTTTTTCTACTTTTGTTTTTGGTATGTAATGTGGATATGGTTCATTGACCAGTTCCACGCCTTGGCCAGTCTCATAGGCTTTGACAGCTTTGCTATCCCACATTGGTTTTATCATGTGTTCTTCTCCTTCAGCTTGGCTTCAACTAAGTCAACAATTTGTTCTATACAAGCGCCCATCATCAGTAAATCTGAGCGAGTAAATCTTGCATCATTAATTAGTTTTTCAAACTCTCCTTGCGTTAGTCCTACCCATGTGCGTTGTGGTGTGGTGTCGGCATAACCAAACAATTCTGCAAACTCACGCAACAAATATGTTCCATGAGAACCGTCATCAAACCTAATTTCAGGAGAACCACCAGCGGTTAAATAATGAACTACGCCAAGGCTTTCGTCTTCAATGCAAACAACCCTATCGCCAACTTTTGGCATACGCATAGACACAGGCTCATCTTTTGTTTCTGGTTGTGGTGTGGTGGTGTAGGTATACTGTTGTGCATAAAG